TTTTTTTACCTTTTGTAGTAAGGGGCATGCTATCTCCTTCCGTCTGGTTGCGCATCCATTCTAAAACTACCATAACGCCAAGTTTCGCCTGCAGCATCATTTTCTATTTTTAATGATAGTAGTCTTCCTCTCGCTCTGGTGTCTACTTTATCAGTAGTGCTGGTTATTGTAAAGGGTCCAAGTGGCGACCCTGTTTGAGTATCTGAGGGATAATCAGATATAAATAAAGTTACTTTAGAATTACCTACTAAAAATTTATAGTCTGGCATAAATCTTTTCATCGACATAAATAATTCTCCATCATCAATGTCAAAATCCCCAGATCGTATAAATGCATCTATTGAAGTTGTACCTGAACTATTAACTTGATCATTTCCTATTTCATGAGCATAATAAATACTAGCACCATATTTATTAGTAACACCAGATATCATAGAACACACTGGAGTAGCTGTAGTGTCATATTCAGTTGCATAAGGTTTTTCAAAAACACCTTGATCTTGATAAGTGCTACGAGCAAGAGATGAAGTAGTCCATACATTTTCTTGATAGTTATACGTTACACATCTGTCTATTTGTTCAGATCCTGATTTAGGATAAAACCAATTTACTTCTGTATATAAAGAATTAGGTGCAGAATAAATAGTAGCTGAAGATTGATAGTTAAGACCTAAATTTCCATTTTGAACTGTGAATACAAAATCCTCAACTAAACAAGGAAGAGCCTTGACCGTACCATCATACATAAAAAAACCACCTTCATTAGACATCCAGTAAACAGCTCCATTAACATAACTTGCTGCATGCTGTGCAATACACCCGCAATTAGTTCCTACTTGTCTAACTGAAAAAGTAAAGGGAGGTCCTACAAATTGAATAACATAAGCGGCAATATCTGTTAATACAAAAACATAATCCTTACCTTGAAGGACAGCTGTAATTTTGTTTCCAGTATCTAATCTAAATGTTCCTGCCGTATTAGTAGCTGTGGGTAAATAAGTATTTAAATCTTCTTGATTTGAAAATCTTACAAACATAGGGTCTTGGGTATTAGGTGTTCCTATGGTTGTTTCAGTTCCAAAATGAAATAGATGTCTATCTCTATCTGAGACTAAAGTAAATCTGCTAGCTGTTGGATTAGCATTCGTAGAAAAATCTGCTGTTGCTGTTGATGCTCTTATTGTTCTAGGATTACTAGCACCCGCATTCCAAGTAAACGTTTTACCATTAAATATAGTTGCAACTAATACTTCACCAAAATTATCTAAAGACCAATTACCTGGATCTAATGTTACGTTACTAACAGTTCTTTCACTTCCCCAAGTAGAGTCTCCCCATAAATAGGTACCCCATCCATAACCTGTTGTTTGAAACGTGGGCCCAATTTCAATATAGGGATTAATAGTTGCAGCTCCTGCTCCTGTAGTATTACCGGTAGCATTTGTTCTCATTACAATATTAAAACTATTTGCATCATTAACTTGTACTATTTCAAACGCTCCTATTTCAAAATCATCAGCCACATAGCCTGAAGTTGGGGGAGGAGTAACCGACGTAAAAGTTATATATTTTCCTAAAGTTAAATTATGCGATGTTTTATTTACTGTTACAGAAGTTGAAGAGGCGTTAGTATCGAACGTAGCTCCAGTAATCGCTGTATCTAATGGAGTAATGTCATAAAAAGCTTCTCCATAATATAAAAATAAACCTTGTGATGTTCCTATGGCCGTATATCTTTCCCCTTTTAAACTAGTAAAAGATAGTTGAGCTCTTGCTACTCCAGGTAATGTTTCATTAGAAACAGTTAATTGTTCCCATCCACCTATTTTTTCAGGTGCTGTATATCTAAAACGTACAAAATCTCCATCTACCCATTGCCCAGGAAGAGCGGAAGGTACGCTTTGTTTATTAAAACCAGGTGCGAAGTCTACTTTTTTAAGTGCCATAAGCTTGAATATACAAGGTTTTTATTATTTTTAAACAATTAAATATCAAATCCAGCATTAAAAGCTATTGATATTCTTTCTTTTTTTGAAAGATTAGGTTCTACATAATGTGTAACCCATGAAGGAAATATATATAACATGTTTTCCTCTGGCTGCATAAACCATTCAGAGGAGTTATTAGTATTGAAATTTTTAATATAATTTTGATGTAAAAAATTGTCTATTAAATTATTATTTTTAAATACTATTCTTCCTGAATTTTTAGGAACTTTAACATAATAAACACCTGATAAAATTGAAAAGGGATGGGTGTGTGGTTTATTAAAATCTTTATATCTATTTATACAGAACCACATATTATTTAATTTAGTTTCCTTAACCAATTCCATATTATTAATAGATATTTCTTTTAATTTTATATTTATTTCTTTTTCAAGTTTATTAAAAATAATATTGGTTTTTGGTATATCTACTTGATCTCCTCCAACACCACTTCTATTTTTAATTTTTTTAGATTTTTTATTTAAACGGATACATTCTTTTTCTATTTCTTTAGAATTTAATTTTAACTTATTTATAATAATAGGACAGTTAAATAGATTAATAACTTGCATCTAACTAATATTAAAATTCAGTATGCATTTATTACTTTTAATGGGTTGTTCCGCAGTATGAAAATATTTACCATTAAAAACAACTGCTCTACCTTGTTTAGGTGTTATTGTTTTATACTCTATTAAATTTTTAGTTTTAGGAATTATTTGTTTTTTATGTATATTTTTATTAAATTGATTTTTATAAATTCTTGTTCTAGCTTCATTATCATTAACATAATAAAGAATTACAGTGTGTGGATCTTTTTGATCTATATGGGGATCATCAAAAACAGCTTTTTCTTTTATTAAAGGTATTTGTAAAAAAGCTCTACACTTATATATCTCAGCTATTTTATTTTTTTTATATTTTAATTTATCTCTAACATTATAGACAATAGGTAATATTGTATTTAAATAAGGACTATTAACTTGTTTATCTAAAACAAGATAATGACCGAAACCACATCTTTTTTCATTAGTTTCATCTTCTCCATATGTTATATCAGAAACATAAAACCAAGGAAAACTATTAGAATATAATAAATTTTTTATTTCTTCCTGTGCCTCTTTACTTATAACATTATCTATCACATGAATTTTATTCATTTTTGTTTAAAATAATATTCCAATCTAGTTTTTCTAATATTTCTTTTAATAATATATCTTTTTTATTATTGTGTTTAACATATTTATTTAATTCTTCAACATCAACAATTATCCAATTATCTTTAAATTCAAATAACATTTTATCTGCTTTAGAATTAAATTTACCATTTTTACCGACACTACCATCATTAAATTTTTTAATAGGAGATAAATCGTATTTATATATTTGATTTGTTTTTTTATATAAAATTCCAGATACATCCCACATTTCTTCTTTTCTTTGTTTTTCATTTGCCCAATTTACTCCTTTTAGATTTTTTTCTACAAATAACATTATGTATTATTTAATTTAAAAAAATTAGGAAGACCAACATGTCTTCTATTGTCATAAATATTTACTTTAGATTTTATATTATTGTAATGTAAAAAAACTTGAGCACAGTGATCCCCTTTAAACTTGTCTCTCCAATGCTTTAATTCACATCCTTTATATATAAGCATATCACCTGGTTTTAAATCTACCTGTACTTTTTTCTTTTCACTTATTAAAAATATTGACCAACTGTCTCCACCTAAATTCATTGTTGTAGATATCTCACATTGTGATCTATCTATATGTTTTTTTAAAACAGCTCCTGTTCTATAATTTCTAGCATAAGAATAACTTGGATTTAATTTTAAGTTAGTTTCTTTTTCAACAGTTGAATGAAGCATTAATAATAAAGTTTCCATAGCTACATCGGCATAATGAGCATAAGCTCCTTCTACTTGTCCATCATTAAAAACTCCAAAGTCTTGATTAAAAGGTGAGATATATTTTGTGTCAAAAAGTGTTTTTGCAATTTGTTCTTTAATTAAAAAATAATTATATACAAAATTAATTATATTTTTATCAACTGCTTTTCTAACAATACAAAATTTATTTTTTTTAAAATTATACATTTTTAATAGGCAATAAACTTGATTGTATATTCCAGTGAATAAATCTAAACGGTTCTTTACCTGAATCTACAGAAAATTCATGAGGTAAATAACTATTGAATATTATAATAGTTCCTGGAGTTGGAGTTAATCTAATTTTATTGGTCGCAAGACACATTTCATTAGGATTTTTTAATTGCAGTTTTGTCATTTCTGCACCAGGTCTTGGATCATAAAAAACTGGTTTAGATGTTTCAGGTGAACATTTTAAAAAATAAAAACCAGAA